AAAAGGAAGAGGTGTTTTTAAAAAAGGTGGAATGACTGAAAGCCAAAAAACAATTAGCACAGCAATGAGAAAATTTAAAAAAGGTAAATTACATTCTGGAAGTAAAAAAGGTCCAGTTGTAAAATCTAGAAAACAAGCAATTGCTATAGCACTTTCAGAAACAGGAAAATCTAAAAAATCAAAATAATGATTAAAAAATTAAGACATTTAATTTGTAAATTATTTAGAATTAAACAATGTAAATGTAATGGCTAAACTTTGTCCAAGAGGAAAAGCAGCAGCCAAAAGAAAATTTAAAGTCTATCCAAGTGCATATGCAAATATGTACGCTTCAGCTGTTTGTTCTGGTAAAGTAACTCCAGGCGGTAAAAATAAATCACAACAAAGAAAAGCAGTATCTAATTATAAACAAGGTGGAATTGCTAAAGGTTGTGGAAATGTAATGGAGAATAGAAGAAAAGTTACAAAGAAATACTAAGATGGCAAATGGACTTAGAAAATGGGTTGCTGAAAAATGGGTGGACATTGGATCGAAAAGAAAAGATGGTTCATATGCTCCTTGTGGAAGATCTAAAGGAGAAAAAAGAAAAGGATATCCTAAATGTGTCCCGCTTGCTAAAGCTAGATCAATGTCGGAAGGTCAGAGACGTTCAGCGGTTCAAAGAAAAAGAGCAGCCGGTAACGCAGGACCTAAACCTACTAATGTTTCAACATTTGCAAAAAGAAAAAATATGAAAATGGGTGGACTTGTTAGTAGAGGACAGGGTATGGTTATTAAAACTAAAAAAACAAAAGTATACTAATGGGTGATATATCTTTAAGAGGACGTGGAATTGAAAGACGAAGATTTGCAAAAGGAGGAACTCCTGCTTGGCAAAGAAAAGAAGGTAAGTCTGAATCTGGTGGATTAAATAGAAAAGGTATTGCATCTTATAGAGCTGCAAATCCAGGTTCTAAATTATCAATGGCAGTAACTACTAAACCAAGTAAGTTGAAACCTGGTTCAAAATCTGCTAAGAGAAGGAAGTCATTTTGTGCCAGAATGTCAGGCATGAAAAGAAGATTAACTTCTGCTAAAACGGCCAGAGACCCGAATAGTAGAATAAACAAGTCTCTTAGAAAGTGGAATTGCTAAATATGGATGAATTAAACATTATATATAAAATACAAAAAAGAGCTCAAATGACTCTTCAACAAATCGGCGATGTGATGATAAGTGGAGGTATTGACAATTACGAGAAATACAGGTATCTACTTGGCCAGGCACAAGCCTATCAACTAATATTACAGGAAATCTCTAACCTGCTAGAAAATAAGGAGCAAAAAAATGAAGACGGAAACGTTGTCAACATCGGAAACACAAAAGGAAGTCCCAAAAATTAATTTAGGACTTGAAGAGAAATACGAAGAAGAGAAAAAAAATCAAGCACCAGAAAAAGAACCATTAAATCCAGATAATATCGGGGATGAAACGGTTAATCAATTACCAGAACCATCTGGATATAGACTTTTAGTTTTACCTTTCACACCAAAAAATAAAACTAAAGGCGGAATAATATTTTCACAAGAAACATTAGACAGAGCTAGAATCGCAACCACTTGTGGTTACGTTTTAAAGATGGGACCGCTTTGTTATAAAGATGAAAAATTTACATCAGGTCCATGGTGTAAAAAAGGAGATTGGGTTATCTTCGCGCGCTACGCGGGCTCGAGATTACCAATAGAAGGTGGAGAAGTGCGACTACTAAACGATGATGAAGTATTGGGGACTATACAAAATCCCGAATCAGTTCTTCATTTAATTTAACATAGGAGGCACTATGCCAGAACAAGAAAAACCAAAACATGATCTAATTGATGTTGGCGAAGATCAAGGCGCTGAAATTCATTTAGATGATAAAGGCAACCCTGAAAAAGCAGAAGTTGTTGCAGAAGAAAAAATAGAAGTAGAACAGGCAGAAAAAGAAACACCTGTTGTAGAATCTAAACAAGAAGAAACGAAAAATGCTAAAGATGAATTAGCAGAGTATAGCGAAGGCGTTCAAAAACGTATTGCTAAACTAACTCGTAAAATGAGAGAAGCAGAGAGACAAAGAGAAGAAGCTATCGCTTATGCTCAATTAACTAAAAAACAAAAAGAAGAGTTAGAACAAAGAATATCTACAGTTGATAAAGGATATGTTGATGAATTTGAAAGCAGGGTTAAAACTAGTCTAGCAGCAGCTAAATTAGCTTTAAAAAATGCAATTGAATCTCAAAACGTAGAAGCACAAATTGCTGCTCAAGAGCAATTAGCGCACCTTACAGTTGAGTCTGCAAGATTAAATTCTTTAAGAAATCAACAAAGTCAACCTAAAAATGTTAACATAACTCCTCAACAATATGAGCAAGTTAACACTTATAATGGTAAACAAATTCCAAATGACGTACCAACAGATGCTAAAGCAGAATCTTGGGCATCTAAAAATACATGGTTTGGTAATGATACTGCAATGACCTATACTGCATTTGACGTGCATAAAAGGCTTGTAGAGGATGAAGGATATGACCCTAAATCTGACGAATACTATGAGGAAATTGATAAAAGAATAAGACTTGAATTCCCCCATAAATTTGCTAAGATGGAAGGTACTTCTACAGAAAGAGCAAAACCTGCTCAAGCTGTAGCTTCGGCTAAACGTTCGGCCCCAACAGGACGCAAAAAAACTGTGAAACTCTCGCCATCACAGGTAGCAATTGCTAAAAGATTAGGCGTGCCACTAGAAGAATATGCGAAACAATTAAACATCACGGAAGGAGTATAGGCATATGGAAAAAGATAAAAACAAAGCTTCACGTGCGAGTCAATCAAGAGATAATTCTGCAAAGAAAAAAACTTGGACTCCACCCTCATCACTAGATGCACCACCTGCACCAACAGGTTTTCGTCATCAGTGGATACGAGCAGAATCTATGGGTTTTCAAGACACGAAAAACATAGCTGCTTCATTGAGAGAAGGATATGAATTGGTTAGAGCTGATCAATATCCAGAATCAAATTATCCAGTTGAGACTGAAGGCAGATACGCAGGAGTCATCGGAGTAGGAGGCCTATTGCTGGCTAGGATACCAGAAGAGATCGCGCAACAGATTGATGCATATTATGCAAAACAAACTGCTGATAAAGAAGAAGCGATTAATAACGATCTCATGAAGGAACAGCATCCAAGTATGCCAATCAATAATGAGAGGCAAACTCGTGTAACCTTCGGTGGTACAAAGAAGAACTAATTATTTAGTAATTCCTAAACCAACGAATTAACTTAAAACAATAACAAGGAAAAAAATATGGCAAACGCAAGCACAACTGGATTTGGACTTCGAGCTGTAATGACTGTTGGAAACACTCCAGCTACGTCAGGACAATCTGAGTACTTTATCCAAACAGCACCAGGCGTTGGTTCGTATAAAGGAGATCCAGTATCTGTTCAGAATTCTTCAGGAAATCAAGGATTCGTACAAGATGCATCTTTTACTACAACTGATGACACAGGAGCTGGTGGAACTTCATATAACAATACTACAAGTGCACTTTTAATAGGTGTATTTAATGGTTTCTTTTATATTAGTTCTAACGGAAAACCAACATTCGCTAATTCAGTAGATGCGTCTACTGCAACTAGTGTTAACTACAACACAGGCTCTAATAACATTACAGCCTTCGTGATTGATAACTCAAACCAAGAATATGTGATAAAAGCAGATGCAGCACTGGGAACAGATGCAGCAACAGCTCAAGCAAAATTTGGTGCGGCTAATCAAATGAATACTAACAACTACACTGCATCTTCTAATATAGATGGTCAATCTATTACGACTTTAGATATTGGATCTGCAGCTACAACGGCTATGTTTACATTAGTACGATCAGCAAATGACCCTGAAAACAGTGATTTAACTGCAGCAGGTGCAAATATTATCGTAAAAATTGCTAAATCATCGTCTTTGTATAATTAATAGCGAATAGGAGATAAATAAATATGGCTATATCACGAGCACAACTAGTTAAAGAACTAGAGCCAGGTTTGAATGCACTATTCGGACTTGAGTACAAACAATACGTAAACGAAGCAGCAGAAATTTTCGATACTGAAACTTCAGACAGAGCTTTTGAAGAAGAAGTTATGTTATCAGGATTCGGAAACGCAGCTGTTAAGCCAGAAGGTCAAGGTGTAACATTTGATGATGCACAAGAAACTTTCACGGCTCGTTACACAAACGAAACAATCGCGTTAGCGTTTGCAATCACAGAAGAAGCTATTGAAGACAATTTGTATGACAGACTAGCGTCTAGATATACAAAAGCTTTAGCAAGATCTATGGCAAACACTAAGCAAGTTAAAGGAGCGGCTGTACTAAATAATGCATTTAGTAACACTTATGCCGGTGGTGACGGAGTAGCACTTTGTTCTACATCTCACCCAACTCTTTCTGGAAGTTTCTCAAACGAGTTAACTACTCCAGCAGACTTGAACGAGACATCTTTAGAGCAAGCTCTAATTGATATCGCGGCGTTTACAGATGAAAGAGGCCTAAAAATTGCAGCAAGAGGAATGAAATTAATTATCCCTTCTGCTCTACAATTTACTGCTGACAGACTAATGGCGTCTCAAGGTAGAACGGCTACAGCTGATAATGACATCAATGCTATTAGAAATATGGGAATGATTCCTCAAGGTTATACTGTGAATCACTTCTTAACTTCTAATAAAAAATGGTTCATTAAGACAGATGTACCAAATGGTCTTAAACATTTCATGAGATCACCTATCAAAACTACTATGGAAGGTGACTTCGACACTGGTAACGTAAGATACAAAGCTAGAGAGAGATATGTATTCGGATTCTCTGACCCTAGAGGTATTTTCGGATCAGACGCGACATAATCGTTAAAAGATTATTTTCTTAAAAAGGGAGGTCTCTTGACCTCCCTTTTTTTTTGTGCTAAACTAAAACTCAATCATGAAAAATTTTCTCATACATATCTGGGCCTATGGTCATCACGCTAAATTCAATGTATTAGCGGAAGATAACTCTGAAGCCGTTGAAAATGCTATACTTGACAAAATAGGAGAAAAAAGTATAAAATGGGAAAATCTCGGTAGGTCACATACCAGCCGAGTTAACCGTATAACTTTTGAGGAGGTTATAGATGATACAAGACCTATACAGACAGAAAAGGATCTTGGAGTTGAAGTGGGAGCAAGAGTATCTTGATAATGGCAAGTATA